CAGGATCTATTGATTTAGGCAATCCATTGTTAGCACCAAAACCAAGGCGATAATATGGCATTAGATCAATTAATTGGTAATCCTGATTATGAAAACGCAAACATAGCGACTAAAAACGCTATTTTTGAAAACTTTGCTAAAGGTGATCCAAACTTTACTAATGCTAATGACGCTACAAAAGAAGCCATTAGAGATCGTTTTGGTATTAGCCAAAGAGCCATTGATTTACAGTTTCAATCTGCTGGCACACAAAGCGTATTAGATACTAAAGGCAATGAGCGTAATCTTGGTGGCGTTGTTAAACAAAGCGCAATTAAAGGCGTTTCAGGTTTAGGCGATATTGTTGCTGGTTTCCCTGAAGATGTTTCTAATTTGTACGAATACTTTACGACAAAAAACGCACCTATACCGCAAAAATCACGCCCAGTAACAGGTTATTTACAGCGTCAAGGCGTTCTAACGCCTGAAAACGAGCCAAATAACCCGTTATATAAAGCAATTGACTTTACTACTCAGGTAGCTACAAGCGGTGGCATAAACCCAGCTTCATTAGCTCGATCTGCTGCCACTAAGCCATTATTGCAAGCCACAGGTGATATTAGTAAACAATTTGGTAGAACCGCTGCCGCTGGTGGCGTTGGAAGTGCAACACAACAAGGTATGGAAGCAGCAGGAGCAAGCCCAATACAGCAAATGATTGGTACTGGATTGACTATGTTTGGTACTGGTGCTGCTACTGGTGGCGTAAGATCAACACCTTCTGATATTGTGAACCGCAATTTAAAAGGCGTTACCCCTGAAGGTATGCGTCTTGCTGAATTGTTGCAACAGGATTCTATTAAATTAGGTATGCCACTTACTGGCGCAGAATCTATTGCACAGGCAACAGGTCAGCGTGGTTTAACTACTACTCAGCGTTTCTTAGAGCAAGCAGAGCCAAGCCAAGCCACCATGAATCAATTTATGGCTGGTAGACCTGCTGGAGTTCAGCAAGGTTTCGGCAATGTAATGCAAGGCGTTAGCCCAAGTGCGCCTACTTCTGCAACGCCTACAAACTTGCAACAAGCTGGGCAAGATGTAATTCGTGGAGCAGAGCGTAACCTTACTGCAAGCGTAGAACCTTTTTACAGGCAAGGCATGAATGATATGCGAACATTGCAAATGGGTAAGCCATTGCCTGTATTGCCCAAAGATGTTGCTATATTGCAAAAGAATCCTGCAATTGAAGATGCTATTAGCCATGTAATTGCAGATAAATATTCGGGTGCTACTGGTTTGCCAGTAACCGATCCAAGGGTTCTTGATGCAGCCAAAAAATACCTTGATGCTCAATACACACGATTTACTGACCCAATGGCAGGTTCTTTAGACAAAACTAAAGCCAAAAATGCGTTTGGTGGTAGCCGTGAATTAGATACATTTTTATCTTCTAAGTCACCCGCATATGCTCAAGGCAGCAGAAACTTTGAAGTAGCGCAGCAAACACAAATGCAGCCTATGCGACAAGGCCCAGTTGGTCAAATTGCAGAAGGCAATGTAGGTCGTGATGTATTAATGCCACCTACCCCAATTTCACTATACCCTGCTGATATTAAGCGTACTGCCGACTTGTTGCGTAGAAAAGACCCTGCTGCATTGCCTGATTGGACACGCCAAAACCTAGAAGGCATTTTTAACGAAACTACTCAAAACCTAGCTACTGGTCAAAACCAGTTTGGCGGTGCTAAGTTTGCTTCTACCATTGCTGGAAACAAACAGCAGCGTGACAATTTGCGTACCTTAGTCACAGAAACAGGCGGTATGCAAGCATGGCAAGGATTTGAAAGATTCTTGGATGTAGCGCAAGCACAAGGTCAGCGTATGCCAGCCAATTCAGCTACAGCGTTCAATGAAATGATTAAGACTGAACTTGGCATTGGTAAGGTATCTAAAGGATTAACATTCTTGAAACCATCCAATGTCGTTGCATGGGCTGAAAATTTACAGCTTGGTCGTAATGCCGATATGTTGGCTAAAATGTTGACTGATCCTGATTCTGTTGCCAAATTGCAAGAACTTGCTAAGACAGGCCCTAAATCAGCTAAAGCGCAAACACTTGCTAATTCAATTGCTGGTGCTTATGTTGCACCAAAACCTGAAATTACAGAGGAATTAAAATGAGTAGAAACGGAGCAGGTCAATACAACCTACCAGCAGGAAATCCTGTTGTATCAGGCACAACCATTACATCGAATTGGGCTAACAGCACCATGAGCGACATTGCTTTTGCGCTTACTGGAAGTTTAGCGGCAGACGGTCAAACCCCTGCTACTGGCAGCTTAAATATGGCTAATAACCGTATTATTAACTTGACCGATCCACAAAACGCCCAAGATGCTGTGTCTGTAAACTTTTTAAGCACAGGCACTTACACAATTAATTGCGGTACTTTCTAAGGTGAGCATTATGGCTTTTGAGATAGACCCAGTTAAATATGGGGTACTTTGGCAAAAAGTAGAAGATTACGAGCGTAAGTTTGATTCTATGGAAAAAAAAATTGATGCTATGGACAACGATGTTAAAAAACTTGTTGCTATGGCTGAACGCTCTAAAGGAAGCCTTTGGGCGTTAATGGGCGTAGCTTCCGTTGTTGGCGGGGCTATTTCACTTGTAACTGAATTTTTTTTTAAAAAATGAACGATCAAATTGAATCCGCAAAAGAAGTCGCTGGTAAATCCATCGGCAAACAAGGCCTTTTCTACATCACCTTTATCGTGGTAATTGGTGTAGGTGCTTCAATCGTGCTAGAAGAAGGCAAAATGGCTGCTGTAATGGGATTGCTTGGTGCTTCTCTTACTGCGCTAATTTCCATGCTTAATGGCGTTGCTGGGGCTACCCCAAAGCAAGAAAAGCCTGAATTTGAGATTATGAAGCAGCTTATCGAGCGTTTAGACAAGATGGCTGACCGTGACCCAATGAGCGTAGCTGTAGACGGTGATAAGGTCTTGGTTCGCAAAGGTGATAACGAAACCGCAATCGGGAGATAATATGCTTGGACTTGATACTATTGTTGGCGTAGGAATGAAGCTAATTGACAAGCTAATACCTGACCCCGAAGCCAAAGCCCAAGCCCAGCTAGAATTAGCCAAACTTGCCCAAGAAGGCAAACTGGCTGAAATACAGGCAGATACCGCAGAAGCGCAGGAAGTCACCAAACGGGCGCAAGCAGATATGACTAGCGATAGCTGGTTATCCAAGAACATTCGCCCAATGACCCTTATTTTTATTCTTGGTGGGTATTTTGTATTTGCCATGATGAGTGCTTTTGGCAATAACGCCAATGAAAAGTATGTAGAACTGCTGGGTCAATGGGGTATGCTGGTTATGTCATTCTATTTTGGCGGCAGAACTCTTGAAAAGATCATGGATATGAAAGCTAAAAAAGATGCTTGAAGCCCAATTATTAGCTTTAGGCATTGAAGGCAAGTGGTTTGAGCCACTTCAAGAAACTTTTGAAAAGTACCAAATAAACACTCCCAAGCGTCAAGCCTGTTTTATTGGTCAATGTATGCACGAATCAGGTGGCTTTAAGTTCTTAAAAGAGAACCTGAACTACTCGGCTAAAGCGTTGATGAATACTTGGCCCAGCCGCTTTCCTGATGCTGATATTGCTGAAAAATACGAACGGCAGCCTTCCAAAATAGCCGACAAGGTTTATTCAGGCAGGATGGGTAATACCGAAGATGGTGATGGTGCTAAATACATAGGGCGTGGATTGATCCAATTGACTGGCAAAGACAACTACAAAGCCTTTGGAGAAGCGATTGGCGAGGACTTGGTAGCTAACCCTCAACTTGTAGAAGAACCCCGCTATGCGGCTCTTTCTGCTGGCTGGTTTTGGAATAAACGGGGACTAAACGCCTTGGCTGATGCAATGGATATTACGACCCTGACTGTACGAATCAATGGCGGCAAAATAGGGATTGATGACCGTATTGCCAAGATCAACAAAGCCCTAGATATACTGGCTTAATCAGCAGTTAATTCTTTTAACTCAAACAAGCAATCCCGTTCAGGAAATACCGCAATATAAAGCCTAGCAAGGTAAGGCGATACATTGTTGCTAATCTTAAATGGCTTTGGGTTTATTTGGCTTTTGTTTTGCGCTTCAGATATAGCCGATTCATGCCGTAAATAAGCGCATAAATCCCTTGCTGAATGGTGTCTACGGCCCGAACCCCACACCCGATTTGCTTCATGGAAAAAAGCCACAATAATGTGCCAATTTTTAGGCATCCATTCGTCAAATCCAAGCCTATAGCTATCAGGATTGCTGGCAACAATGTCAATTAAGCGTTGTTTTTTATCTTCAGCAAGCATATCAATCCAATGCGCCAAAAATAGATAAAAAAACCATGCCAACCAGCAAACAGCAATAAATTATGTTGGCAATACGCTCTCGTTTGGCTTGTTTACTGTCACCAATAAGCCAGCCTTGAATAAGCAGCATATCGTCATCTTGCTCGATATAGGCTGGCTTTTGGTAATACTTGCCGATTTGAACCTTGCCCGTGTTATATGGAGTGTTCATGCGTCATTCCTTCCTGCGTAGGCTTCTTGAACGCTATTTTCAAATTTAGCCCAGCCGCCTAAACCGTGAATCATCTCAAGTACGCTGGTTTCAGTATCGGCTATGCAAACATCTTCAATATCAACGCCACCGATATAGCCTACATCGGGTTCATCTTCATCAACGCTACCGTACACATCAAGGTAGGTATCACCGCAATACAAGGAAACTACATAGTTATTTAACTTAGCCATTATTTTCCGCTCCACTTTTTTACAAATCGTGTAAGTTTTGCGTACTCACCTTTAGGCAATTCAAAACTTATATATTCGTTTTCACCTTCATGCTCTAAATCTAATTCGTGCTGGGCACGGAATACAAGGTGGTCAATAGTGCCGTCTAAATCGTCACGGTTTGGGGTTTTAAGTTCCCGAAATTCTTTAAGTGCTTTTTCGTACATTTTGTTTCCTTTCTATCTCACTCCCCAATGGAGTAACACCAGTATATTAAGTTATCTTAACAATGTCAATACATTTGTGTAGGTGTTTTCCCTAATATTTGTAAAAAAACAACAGGGCAGTATTTGGCAGTTGCAAGCTGTTAGGTGGAAAGCCGCAAAAACCCTAACTTACTGCATCCTACTATGGCGGCTTAACGCCCTAAGAAGGGTGGGCAGCAGTCCCGTGAAGGAGCATAGATTTTGTCTACTCCTGCCGCCCATACCGCATTATATTCCGTTCTTAATCTGATAGACCCGTAGCAAATGTTGGAAGCATTCCCAGCCATTTTGTAGCTTTTGTTCTTCAATTTCAATTAGCTTGACCTGATTAGTCCTGCCATTAACAAACACAATAGCGCACCGTGCGTTTGGAACGCCAAGGCCCTCACGGTATGCAGCCAGTTGCATCTCATGTTCAAAGTACACATCTACCTTGTCTAAGCTGGTGTCTTTGGTCTTAAAGTCGACTACAAAGCCATTGCCTTTGCCGTTGATTGGATTAGCTACTAAATCGCATTTGCCACCATATCCTAGCGGATGCCCAAAAGACTTTTCAGAAATCCATAGCTGGTTTCCAAACGCATCTTTAAGAGCAGTATCAATTGCATCCAAGTATGGTGGCTTTTCAGGCATATACACTTGGTCAAAGTACGCTTCAATTACCGCATGGATAGCCGTACCCCGTTCCGCAGCTTCCCTGCCAGTAGCCTTAGAATCCTGCATTACCCTTGACAGCCAAACACTTTCATCTTCCCCTTCCATGCGGGGCAGCGTTAGTGCTGCTAAAAGGACTTGTTGTTGTTTCCATGTATCAAGCCCTGCTTTTGATAGCATCCCATTAATAGTAGTAACCGAAGGCAAAAGCCCCAGCTTACGGGCATCACGCAGGGTTGTGTTTCTGACCCCTGTTTTGCCTTCTATTGTGTAAGCTGGCGCACCGTCTTTGGTATACCAATGGCCTGTGTCTTGTTGTTTTTCCTTAACTATCATGTTTTCTCGCTTCCAACATTGCATCAGCAAAAATGTAGCAATATTCAGCCACAACTGCTATTCCTGATGACATATCTCCATCTCTTTCAGGGTCACCAATTTCAAAAATTTCCCCATCGTTTTCTATTGAATTTTTAGTAAATTCAAAAACTATTGGCATGGCTTTAGCAGCAAAATAATCACGCAAATCCATGTTATCTAAGTTTTTTGTTTTCATAATTGGCCCTTAAAACGGAATATCGTTAAGGTTGTCATCTTCAATCTTAGGCGTAGCAGCTTCACGCTGTTTCTGACCTCGCCATTCGCTACTTTCTGCAATCTTTTCTTTATAATACTTAGGAAGCGCATCGTATTCATCTTGCCTAAATTCTTGTAGCCAAAACATCTTGGTTGGGTTAATTCCTTCAGGTTGTGCGCTACGCAAGGCAGACGGTACTGGGCTAATGCCTGAGATATTGGCGTATTTGCCATCCTCACTATGCGTAATGTTTACCATGCAGAACTTACCCAGCAAACCTTTAAGGTCAAAGTTCTTGCGATCTTCCGCAGTCATTTTTTTACCTGACCATGCTTCTAAGTCTTGACGCAGTCTTGCTTGATCGCCAAGGCTAACCGTATAGCGTTTAGATACGATTAATGGCTTGCCATCATCGGTCTTGAGTGGCTCACCTGCATCATCATCGCCATGCAATTCCCAAGTAAACACGACCTTGTGCATAATCTTGGTTTCGCCTTTCCATTCTGTAGCTTGATGCCCTAAGTCAATAATTGAATATAAACGGGCAATGTGGTTGCCAGCAGGGGCAATCTTAAAATCTTTTTGCGTATCGGTAATAATCATTTTTTGCTCCAAATTGTTGGGAATGTATTTAAAGGGTTGCCAAAACAATTGCCGAAGTCATTGATAACATCACGCAATAAAGGGTCTACATGGTCGTTTCGTTTAGGTGCGACATATCCGCAGCAATGGCGTAATAGGTCAATTTGACGCTCGGTAAGAAATACACCTTCTTCCAAGTCTTTGAATACTTCATCAAGTTCAAACTGCATCTGTACTTGATCTGCTAACTGCTGGTCATAATCACTCATTTTTTACTCTTTCTCACCCTACTGGGTAGTTATCACGGCACATACCGTACTACGATATTAAGATACCTTAAACCCATAGTCAAGCGTTTATTTGCAAAAGTGTTGTAAATAAGTTAAGATACCTTACATGAACGCAACAGCAATTATCAAATTATTAGGTGGCCCTACCCGTATATCTAAGATGGTAGGGGTATCTGTGCCAGCAGTATCTATGTGGCAAAACGGGGAAATACCGCACGATAAGTTGATCTTTTTGGCAGCTACGCTAGAAAAAGAATCGCATGGCTTGATTACCCGTAAGTCGCTTTTTCCAACAACTTATAGATTAATTTGGCCTGAGTTGGAATAAGTTTGTTATACTGCTGGTAAGCGGATTGAACCCCGTTAGTAAAATACCAGCCTAAAGCCCTTGAAGGGTAGTTTCTGAGCATTTTGGAAAGGCTGGCTGGTCTTTTCTAAAGTGGGTTCAACTTAGAGATTACCTTTGAAGGGCTTTTTCTATTTCCGCTTGGACTTGATTGGTCGGGCTAAAAACAACAGCGATCAGGTTACAAGTGCTACTGTGGGATAGTGGATGTAACAGCACAAAAGTAGGTGGCGAAGCTAGTGCCTACTCCACGAACGACTGGCGGGTTCTGTAACTCCGATGGAGCAGATTAAGGCGAACTTAGGAAGGCTAGGTTCGTTCACCGAAAGAGCATATGGATAAAAGACTGTTAAAAATAGCTTATAGAGATAAATTAAAGAAGTTATCAAACAATCAAATAGCTATTGTATTTAAAGCACAATCCAGCAATTTTATAGATTCTAAAGAATGGCGTGAACTGCGTCAAAAAGCCTTAAAACAATACGGTGCAAATTGCGTTTATTGCGGATCAGACAAAAATATAAATATTGACCACATACTGCCACGCAAGTTTTACCCTGAACTAGCTTTAGACATTAAAAACCTTCAGCCGCTATGCGCTAAATGCAATAAACGCAAAGGCAATAGTGTAAAAAAACAACACTAGGGAAACTACCTATAAAATAAATGTTGCATTGTTAAGCCAACTTAACTAAACTGGTGTTACTCAATAACGAGTGAGATAGAAAAAGGAGAAGCAAAATGAAATTAGTCGAAATCTACAAACAAGAAGAACGCTATAACCCACGCATTAAAGCTACTGTTGGCGGTGCATGGATTGGTGTATTGGCAAATGGCGATGAGTTTCCAATTTGCGCTGACTATCAAGCCAAAAGTGTAGAACACGCCCGTTTGATTTATCAAGAAGATCAGCGTCAGGCAGACCGTTTTGATGTAACAAACAAGTACGACAGATAATTAACCAGCCCCTACGGGGGCTACCTTTAAAGGTGAGATAGAGATGAAAACATATAAATGGGTAGTAGAGTTTGAAGTAACAGAAACTTGGGTAGAAGATGGCTTTAACATTGACCAAGACCGTGCAACAGACATGATTGCTGCTGCGTTGCCATACGCTACAGGCATGGAATTTAAAGCCACAGTTAAAAAATCACCTATTGAATCAGCAATCAAAAAAGCACAGGGGTACAAATAATGAAAGATTTATTAGGTGCTTGTTTATTAGGCGCAATACTTGGTGGGATGATGGCTTACGGCATACCTGCCCATGCCCAAACTTATGCAGTACAAAACCCACAAGGCCAAGTTACTGGCTATATCCAGCAAAACGGCAACACGGTCAATATGCTAAACAGCCAAGGCAATACCGTTGGTCAACCATTGACGGTCTACCCCACACAGATCGTAACACCCTACGGATCAGCTATTGGCGTTCCTAGCTATACCGTGCCAATGACACCCCCAAGCCCGCCACAGGTACGGGTTCTGCAATGATTGAAACCATAATGATTGTCTTTGCCATTGGGGTTTTTGCTATATTTGCAACCCTGATGGTATTAGCGGGAATCTTATATTTTTGGGTAAATTATGACTGAAAACCAAATCATTGCTGAAAAAGACGGCTCATTGACTGTTAATGTAAATGCTGGCGAAGTTACGCTTGTAAACAAAGACTTAACAGATGAGGAAATAGTAAACATTGGCTATCACTATGGTGAACTTGGATTAAACCTTGAAATGATTAGAGCAATACTAAGAAAGGCACAAGAGAAATGAACGGATACTGGTG